GACACAATCGTATTTGACACATACACCCGAGAGGTGACGCTAAATGGGGTAGGTATCGATAATACCCTCACTAGCAGCCAATACTGGCGTTTGGTGCCAGGGCTAAATGAGCTAATTTTCAACACGTCTAATAGCACCGATACTGACACAGCTATCGTTGAGTGGTATAACGGCTACACGGGAGTGGCGTAATGGATGAATACGTACCACCACGCTACACTATCGAGCTATGGCACCGCGGCAAAACTAAAGTGGCAGATATCACAAGGCTTTGCCAAGACGTCGATTGGAGCATGACACGAAATGGCGTAGAGTCGCTGGATTTTAATATGTCGATTCCAGATTGGGAAGAGAAGTGCCGACGGATCGGCGAGAATCCAAACACTATCTTGAAGCCATGGGTGAGCGACATCAGAGTCAAGCGTAACGGCGAGTATTTATTCGGTGCAGTGGTGGTAGAGGCGAACCGCAACCTTAACGCCGACAACGCACGAGTACTGGTGCAATGCGACGGTTATTTGAATCTGATTGACGCACGATACCTGAATGGCCGCTGGAAAGGGATTGAAGCTACCGACATTGCCTGGGGCATCATCCAGGAGGTACAGAATCGACCTAACGGAGATGTTGGTATTACCAGGAGTAGTAGACAGTACCGCACCGGCGTACGACGTGACAGAATGGACGACTGGGAAGATATCAACGCTAAAGATGCGTTGGTGTCGCTAACCAATCTACAAGACGGCAAATTTGATTTTCGATTCACCTACGACCGCAAGTTTGAGACGTTCCAGACACTCGGCAACGAACGGCCAGACGTGACAGTACACTATCCTGATGACGGGCTGGGTATTGGTGCCATCAGGATGGAGCTGCCGCAGTCTGGGGCAAACCTGTACAACAACATCATAGGCAAGGCCTCTGGTATGGGCGAAGAGACAATTCGTTATAGTGCCGAGGACGTTTTAAGCCAGCAGGAGTTTATCCTGAGAGAGAAAGTGCAGTTGTACAACAGCATTAAGAACCTGAGTACTCTGGCGGGGCATTGCGAGGCTGATGTAGCGGTGATGAGCCGACTGGTCGATTTGCCGCGCGTCACGGTGCGTGGTACACAATTTGACCTCAACAACATTGGTGTCGGCGATCGTATTGTTGTCGAGCAAAGCAAGTATTCGTCTTGTCCACTGAGTGGCTATTACCGTATCGAGCAAATATCTGTCAAGGTCGATGAGAACATGAGCGAGGAAATAACTTTAACACTGGATAATTATGACCTATGAGCGAACGATTGAATCTAGTTGAGGAGCGGCGTGCCATTGGCAGATTGCGGGCACTTCTGTGTGCCTCCGAGCAGATGAAAGCGGCGCAGAGAACCAGCAATAAGTCTGGCATTATTTACTATGAGACGAAAAGCACTCAAGAATACGACGCGATAATACCTGTCACATATGACCCGACTTTTCCTAGTGGTAGAATAATCAAAATTGAAACGACTTTCACCGCACGCAAACAACAGTGGCCGTATGCATTGTTTTTGCCACAGTTTTATATCGGCGATAACCCTGACACGCTAGCGGGCGCGCATCCAGTCACCAACAGCACTATCGACCAGAGTTCGCCAGATATCAATAAGTTAGAGGTGTCATATCAACTGGCGTTTAGCGCCAGCACCACTATCGACAATCCGCCGCAGGGGCAGACGAAGTATGTGTACGCTAAATGCGTTTTTCTGGGGACAGATAAGGGGTCGTTCAGTATGAAAGCGAGCCTGCTATGAATCGGCTTAGTATGCTACCTGAAAACCAACTGGCAGACATTCTAACGTCACTTGATCGCAATATCCGCGACCTCAAGACCGGCCAAGTGATGGCATCAAACGGGCTGGTGTTTTACGAGAGTGCCAGCAACGACGAGTGGGATTTTAATCAGGTAGCTAACGTGGTTGGCGGGCAGCAACAAGCCTCTGGCGTGCCATTTATCATCACGGCGACGGCAAAAAAGGATAAGACGTTCTTGTTGGCTGATTTGATTATTGACAAGATGTTGATAAACAGTGCAGCACCAACGCGTATTGACATAATACCAATATCGAGCGACGTTCGGCATGTTCGCAGATGGTTTGCGTACGCGTACGTGCGAAAGGGACTAAACAGTGTACTTACGCAGATGAAGTGTGCCGTGGTGGCAAATACTAGTGTCGATTTGACAATCGAAAGTAGGATGTTATGAGGATTCAAGAGATAGACGGCGAGACGATAGCGCGAATCATTACGCGGTACGAGCGTGAAATTACCGAGATGAAAGCCACGCAGCGTGTTGGTGCTGACGGCGTGCGGGTATTTCGCGTCAAGTTAGAAGCGACGATCGACAAGCGTGACGCAACGTTTCTGAGGCGGTTCAAAATCGTATTTACGCCGAAAGCCAGCACATATCAGTCGGGCATGGTTTTTAAGTTGATGGTTGGCAGGCGCAGCAGCCATGGCTCGGGGCTAGAGGATGTCACTCGCTATTTCCAGCGCCGGCGAAGCAATGGCGGTATACAGACGTGGCTAAATATATCAGATTTTCTGGTCGACCTCGGCAGCAACACATTCAAAATCTATGCGTTCGCTACGTCTGACGGCGAGCTGAGGGTTGAATATGTCTAATCTGTAATGTGGTAAGTGAAAATGAACGATAAACGAGACAAGGAATCGATGAATCAAACACCCAAAACGGTGCGGGAATTGGGCATCATGATGACTGCGCGCGACGACGTGCTGAACGAAAGGCTGAGTTCAATAAACGATAATGTGTCGCGGCTGGCGGAGTCGGTCAAACAGCTGGCTGAATCGAAAGCCGATGCCGAGGAACTGAAAACCCTGATAGCCCGCGTGGAACTGATGCAAGGCAGTTATTTGTCCAAGAGTGAAGCTAAGATTGGTGCTGGCGTAATGACAGCAGTAATTACCGTGATTGGCTTTATGGTCGATTTAATTGTGAGAGTCGTGAATAAACCGTAATGATTAATTTAATAGGAGGTCAAAACCGATGAAAGGCATCGACATATCAAGCTGGCAGGCTGGCTTGGACGCCGGTAAAATCCCGGCAGATTTCGTAATAGTAAAGGCAACGGAGGGGATAGATTACGTCAACCCAAACTGCGACGAGCATTATCAGCAAGCAGCGGCTGCTGGCAAAAAGCTCGGTGTTTATCACTTTGCGAGAAACGGCAGCAACGACGCGATCGCTGAGGCTGACTTTTTCGTCGACAATATCCAAGGCTACATCAAGCACGCTATGCTTATTCTTGACTGGGAAGACGGCGGAAATGTTGGCGATGTAGCGTGGGCGCGCCGCTGGCTCGACCGCGTGCAAGAGCGCACAGGCGTGAAGCCGCTCATCTATATGTCGGAGAGTGTGGTGAACAGTCACGATTGGGGTATCGTCGCTGCGGCCGACTACGGCCTATGGGTGGCTAAATACCGCGACATGGCAATCGACTTCAACTACGATATGAGCCAGGCCGGCACGCCGCCAAGCGTAAAATACTGGGACGGCTATGCAATGTGGCAGTGGACATCAAGCGGCCGACTTGACGGCTGGGGTGGAAACCTCGACTGTAACGAGTTTTATGGCGACGCTGAAGCGTGGGATAAGTACGCAGGCGGAGCGCCAGCACCGGCTGGACACAGCGGGCAAATTGCTAACCCACAACCAGCACCAGAGCCGCAGCCGACATATACAGTTCAATCTGGCGACACACTGAGCGGCATAGCTGCGAAGTACGGCACTGACTATCACTACTTGGCAGCCATCAATGGCATTCAGAATCCAAACCTGATTTATGCAGGCCAGGTATTGCGCGTGCCAGGCGGAAGCGCGCCGGCCGAGCGAACCGTGACGGTTCAGTGGGGCGACAACCTCAGCACTATCGCGGCCGCTCACGGCACGGACTGGCAGACGCTGGCTCGAATCAACAATTTGCCAAACCCGGATCTAATCCACCCAGGCGACGTTTTGAGGTTACCATAATGGCGCCAGATTTATCAAAAATTACCATTACAAAGTCAAGTCTGTACTTCCGCGAGTGCAAGGCGTGCGGCTGCGTGACGCTGCACGTTGGTGAAACCACGCCGCAGATGCCAGCAGGCTCGACATACAACGATTGCCTGCAATGCCTAGTGGACGCACACAGCGTCCCAGGATTGAGTAGGTGGCACGATCCAAAAACGGGCGAGCCACTAAAAGAGCCGCGTGGCGCTGTTATTTCAGGAAGAGTAGACTCTAAAATTCAAAACACCGAAAACTGTCTGCTAAAGAGCGGCTCCAGCAGCAGTTTTGGATTAATATAAGGAGAGAATAGTATGAAATCACTAGAAGCACTAAAAAACATCAACTACAAAGACGTAATCGTTCGTGCATTGTGGACATTTGTACAGACGTTTATCGCAACATTCTTGCTGGCAGGCGTAAACCTAGTAAATTTGTTGTTTGCGGCAAGTTGGCGTGAGTTGTGGGCGCTAGCGCTAGCGACGACGCTGTCTGCGATTGCCGCTGGACTGTCGGCAGCCAAGACGATAATTGTTGAGTTAGTGCGTCAGATGCAGCAAGCTGTTGAGTAATTCGGAAATCCCGAACAACTGAAAACCGCCTCGAAAGCTCGGAGGCGGTTTTTGAACTGGAAAGAAATCCTTTATAGTTAGGCCGCACCAATTGCCATCCAGCTAAAGTAATATGAACCTCTCAACATAGCACCATCAAAGCGGCGACATCTCGCCGCAAACGATGAGTTTGTGATACTAACCGCCCCAATCGTCGCACCAGCCCAAGATGGATTTGGTGTGTCCGTCCACGGATCGTTGGCGTTACCGTAGCCGTTGTATGTACAAATAACAGTCGGCACCGTTCCGCTCTTAAATATCTTCGGAAACGCAACGGTTGTCGTAGCCTCTATTGTGTCAGTTGGGGCTATTACTCTTGCTCGACCATATTGAAAAATGACAGGCTCAACTGGTTGGTTAGTGCTATCTCGCTTTGCCTGAATGAAATCTGACCATTTTAAGTGTCGTGGTAGGACTATACTATAATAGAAATATGTTTATGATACTAAAACGAATCGTTATTCGCTTGTATAGAGAATATCGCTATATTTTCCACGGCAAATAACGTCAATATCGCCTAATCTGTACATTTATAATCAGGAGGATTCATATGGAAAACACTGAAAAAGTACAGAATTATAAGGGCGGCGAGATTCGCCGAACAGTTGACGGCTATTATATTTTCGTCAAAGGCGATGCACACAGCGGGCCGTACGTGAGTATTTCGGCAGCTAAAGGCACAGTCGACACCACCGAGGCTGAGGCTGAAAGCGAGCCTACTGAGCCAGAAACACCAGTAGCAGAGTCTGCCGACGAGGTTGTTGAGCCAGAAGTTGAAAATACCAATGATGAAGCTGAGGCCGAGACAGTCGACACCACCGAGGCTGAGGCTGAAAGTGCTGACGAAAAATAACTATGGCGCTAGGTTTTCCCAACAGCAACGGTGGCCGTACCACTGATAGTGCGTTATTCCACGCACTTGGCAACGCTTTTGTTGGCTCGTGGATCAGCGGCTTTAGGGTGCGTCAAGCCAGCCCTGTCGGCATGAATGTGTTGATTGGCGGAGAGAATGGCGTGCCTGATGACTTACTGGTGCGTGACGCTATGTCAGCGACATTCCCGGTGAGTAATTTAAGCACGCAGCCTGTTCAGGCGAGCGTTACCACAGCAAACAGCGCCAATCCGCGAATTGACGCGGTGGTGATCTATATCGACACAAACGTAGCTGCGTCGCAAGCCGTCGCTAACAACGAGAATCGCACAAAAGCCGTTGTCGTTCCAGGCACACCAGCAACCAACCCAAGCGCACCTACGCCATCGCAGATCAAGGCGAAGATTGGTGCGTCTAATCCATATGAAGTCATCGCTGAGATACGAGTAAACGCTGGCACGACGACGATTCTCGACTCTGTCATCACTGACAGGCGCAATCCAGCCACACTGCCTGACGGTCGTATAAACAAAGGTGAAATGTTCAAGAATGGTGTGATTAAATCGGACGCACTTGATGATGATATAGTCCTACCACGACACTTGTCTCCAGCAGCCCGCGGCGACCGCAACACGTCAGAAGTCGACACCGGCATGAAGTGGATTGACGACCGTACAATTTACCAAAAGACGTTTGCGATGGGTGGCTTGAAAGTCGCCGGCAAAACAACCGTGTCGCACGGTATCAAAAATCTTGACATGGTCATCAATATTCGCGGTATCGCGAAGGAAGACAGTATTGGCGCGACAATTAACCTGCCGCACGCTGCCGACCAGCAAGCTTATACAGTAACGGTTTACGTTGATAATAGCAGCGTCAATATTCAGACGTATGCTGATCAATCCGGTTATAAGACCTCATTTGTGACAATTCAGTACGTTAAGAAGTCTTAGGCAACGCCAATTGCCACCCACGAAATACTACATTTAGCGAGTTTTCCACAGATTTAATAGTGGCGATTAAAAATGTCGAAAAATCTCTGACTTTTTTGGCAAAACGTGTTGACATACAGCAACACGTTTGCTATACTAAAGACATGGTTGAGGGGCAACCAAGCAACAATTAACAATTCGGCGGCAAGAAAGAGAGTAAAAATGTTCAAATCAACCTTTCAGTTTTTCAGAATTAAAATCACTGTAAAATTGGAGATTGTAAATAAACGAAAAATCAAAACTAGAAAATAAAACCTAGAAAACACAAACACTAAAACAAACAATTGCCCCTCAACCATCGCCGCCAAGAAAGGATAAATAAAATGGCAACATTTACAGGATGGTATTACATCGGCGACCAACCAACACAAGAGTTCACCTTTGAGGCAGACAAGAGCTTGAAGGGCGATATAGAAGAACTCGAGACAGTTATGAGAAGAGAGATGCGTAAACGATTCAGCAGAAGTACAGCGGAGAACGCTACAATCGAGAACATCAGCATCGAATTAGATGAAGA